GACAGCGGCTCCAGCGACGGCGTATGTAGCCGGGAGACGTCTCGTCGTTTCGAGACGAGGAGCCTGCTGTGCCCGACGCCCCACCATCTCCGGATCCCGACCAGGCCCTCCGCGACAACGCGTCGCAGCCCGCCAAGGCGTCCGTCGACGGCCAGTCCGTCGAGCAGCATCCGCTGAAGGACCAGATCGAGGCCGACCGCTACCTCGCGTCCAAGGCCGCCGCGAGGAAGCCCGGCCTCGGCATCAAGTTCGCCAAGATCGTCCCCCCCGGTTCTGTCTGACCCGCCCATGCTGAAAGCCATTGCCAACATCATGAGCCGGGTCGGTCGCGGGACGCAGACCGCCTCTCCCTCCCCGGCGGCGTCGCGTGCTCCGCACGGAGGCGGATCGCGCGGCGGCCGTCGTTTGGTCGTTGCCAAGTTCGACTCAGCCAAGACCACACCGGAGAACCGCAAGCACTGGGCGAATGCGGACGGCCTCTCGCCCAACGCCGCCATCAACCCCGAGGTCCGTCGCGTCCTCCGCAACCGCGCCCGCTACGAGGTCGCCAACAACTCCTACGCCAAGGGCATCGTCCTCACGCTCGCCAATGACACCATCGGCACCGGTCCCCGGCTGCAGATGCTCACTGACGACGCCGACGCGAATGCTCGCATCGAGGATGCGTTCGAGCAGTGGTCGCGGGCGGTCGACCTCCCCGGCAAGCTCCGCACCATGCGGCTGGCCCGGGCAGAGAGCGGTGAGGCGTTCGCGCTTCTGATCAACAACCCCGGCATCGCGTCAGCGGGCTCGCCCGTATCGCTTGATCTCAAGCTCATCGAGGCGGACCAGGTCTGCACGCCCTTGCTTCGCCGCGGGGGCAACGACGAGATCGACGGCATCGCTCTGGATCAGTGGGGCAACCCCTCCGCCTACCGCGTACTCAAACGCCACCCTGGTGACAGCGGCGTCTTTCGCACGCCCATTGACGACCTCACGGCCTACGACACGTTCGCGGCCTCTTCGGTCGTGCACTACTTCCGTCCGGACCGGCCCGGCCAACTCCGCGGTATCCCTGACATCACGCCGGCGCTTCCGCTGTTCGCGCAGCTCCGCCGGTACACGCTGGCGACCATCGCGGCCGCCGAGACCGCCGCCAACTTCGCCGCCGTCATCTACACCGACAGCCCCGCCAACGGCGAGGCCGATCCGCTGGAGCCGATGGACGAGGTGGAACTCGAGCAGCGTCTCGCCACCGTGCTTCCGGGCGGCTGGAAGCTCGGCCAGGTCCATGCCGAGCAGCCGACGACGACATTCGGCGAGTTCAAGCGCGAGATCCTCAACGAGATCGCCCGCTGCCTGAACATGCCGTTCAACGTCGCGGCCGGCAACTCCTCAGGTTACAACTACGCCAGCGGTCGCCTTGACCACCAGGTGTACTACAAGAGCATCCGCGTCGAGCAGCACCACCTGCAGCTCGCAGTGCTCGATCGCATCCTGAAGGCGTGGTTGAACGAGGCGGTGCTTGTCGAGGGATTGCTCCCGCAATCCCTGCGGACGATCGCCGCCACGCTGCCCGAGCACGCGTGGTTCTGGGATGGCGTCGAGCACGTTGATCCCGCCAAAGAAGCGAACGCCCAGGCCACCCGACTGGCCAATCACACGACCACGCTCGCCGCCGAGTTTGCGCGGCAGGGCCGCGACTGGGAGCAGGAACTCCGCCAGCGGGCGAAAGAGCTCTCGCTCATGAACGAACTCGGGCTGAGCCCCGCAGCCCCCCAGGCCGCCGCCGCGCCGGCATCGAACGCGCCCGGCGAAGACCCCGCAGACGCCCTTGACGAGGAGACCGCCAGTGCCAGCCACCGCTGATAAGAACAAGACCATCCCCGCGCTCACGCTCACCGCGACCGCCGACATCACCGTCGCCGCCGCTGCCGACGGGCAGGCGGTGCCGCTGCCTCGCTTCAAGATGGTCGCGTACACGGGCGGCCCGATGCGCGTCGCGGGCTGGCGGCATCCGGTTGTGATCGACCTGGCCGGGCTCGCGGTGCCGTCACAGTCACGGCCGATCCGCTTCGGGCACGACCCGCTCTCGGGCGTCGGTCACACCGATGCGATCCGCGTTGAGGCCGGTCAGCTCATCGCCACCGGCGTGATCTCCCGCGACACCGGGGCGGCCAAGGAGGTTGTCGCGTCCTCGCGGAACGGATTCCCCTGGCAGGCGTCGGTCGGCGCGAGCGTCGAGGAGTTCGAGTTCATCAAGGACAACCAGAAGGCGACGGTCAACGGCCAGGAGCTCACCGGCCCGGTCAACGTCGTCCGCAAGGCCACGCTCGGCGAGATCAGTTTCGTGGACCTCGGGGCCGACGGACGTACCAGCGCCAGCGTCGCCGCACAGCAGAACAAGGAGCGCTCCTTCATGGACGACGATTTGAAGACCACTCCCGCAAGCACCGTCATCGCTGCCGATCCCACCGCCGAGCAGGTCCGTGCGCAGGCACTGGCCGAAACCAGCCGCATCGCAGCGCTCCGAAAGGTTTGCGGCGGCAAGCACACCGAGATCGAGGCCCAGGCCATCCGCGACGGCTGGGACGCCACGCGCACCGAGCTCGAAGTCCTGCGTGCGAGTCGTCCCAAGGCCCCGGCAATCCACTCCCCCGATACGTCCGTCACTGGCGAAGTGCTCGAGGCCGCGTGCTTCCAGAGTGCCAAGCTGGAGGGTGTTGAGAAGGTCTGCTCCGCGCAAGCGATGGAGATCGCGGCGAAGCGATTCCAGGGTGGACTGGGACTGCAGGAACTCCTCTTCGAGGCCGCCATCGCCAACGGCTACACAGGCCGAACCTTCCGCGACAGCCGCCGCGTCCTCGAGGCGGCGTTCGGTCGCGGCATCGAGGCCGGGATGACGACCATCGACGTGGGCAGCATCCTCTCTAACGTCGCCAACAAGTTCCTGCTCGAGGGCTTCTTCAGCGTCGAGCGTGTCTGGCGGAGCATCTGCGCCGTCCGCAACGTCTCGGACTTCAAGACCGTCACCAGCTACCGCCTGGTCGGCAAAGACCAGTACGAGCAGGTCGCACCCGGCGGCGAGCTCAAGCATGGGACGCTTGGCGAGGAGACCTATAGCAACAAGGCCGACACCTACGGCCTGATGCTGGCGATCGACCGCCGCGACATCATCAACGATGACCTCGGGGCCATCACCACCGTGCCCCGCAAGCTCGGCCGCGGCTCGGGCCTCAAGATCAACGACATCTTCTGGACGGCGTTCATGAACAACGCCGCCTTCTTCACTGTCGGCAACAAAAACTTCATCTCGGGCGCGGACACTGCGCTCGGGATCGACGGCCTCACCAAGGGCGAGGTCACGTTCATGGACCTGGTGGACTCCGATGGCAAGCCCACGGGCGTGATGCCGTCGATCCTGCTGGTGCCGACGGCGCTTTCGGCGGTGGGCACGCAGCTCTACAAGAGCGTGGAGATGCGCGACACCACGGTGAACGTGAAGTTCCCCGTCGCCAACCCGCACCAGGGCAAGTTCCGCATCGAGGTCAGCCGCTACCTGTCGAACGCGCTCTACACCGGCAACTCGACCAAGGCGTGGTTCCTCCTGGCCGACCCCAGCGACCTGCCGGTTATCGAGATGGCGTTCCTCAACGGGCAGGAGGCCCCGACCATCGAGACCTCCGATGCGGACTTCAGCCAGCTCGGAGTGCGGATGCGCGGGTATCACGACTTCGGCGTCGCTCTGCAGGACCCCCGCGGCGGCGTCAAGAGCAAGGGTGAGGTGTAAGCAGTATGGGCGAAACACCAATCGGCGGAGGCGCCGGAGAAGAACAGTCCGGGATCACTCCCGGCGAAGGAGAAGGCGGCATGGCTTCAGGACCTGCAAAGTTCGTTCACGAAGGCGAGTCGATCGACTACACCCCCGGCGCGGACACGCTCGTGGGCGCGGTCGTGGTTCAGGCAGAACTGGTCGGCGTCGTCCAAGCACCCATCAAGGCGAACCAGCTTGGTTCGCTGGCGGTGTCGGGGGTGTTCGACTTCCCCAAGGCACTCGGCGCGGGCAGCGCGATCCCTGCGGGCACGAACACCTACTGGGATGCCGCGGCCCAGAACGCCACCAAGAACGCGGCTGCGGGAGCGAACAAGCTGATCGGCAAGGCGGTGAAGACCACCGTCGACGCAGACACAGTCGTTCGCGTCCGGCTGCTGCAGTAATCCACACGAGGAGGCGGCATGGGCGACCTGCTCGATCGTGGCTCCGCTTTCTTGGAGGACCAGCGGCACCGGCACATGAGCCGCACGGTGGTCTACCAGCGAGGGCCTGACGCCAAGGAAGTACGGGCCACTGTCGGGAAGTCGGAGTTCGAGCAGGCGGACGAGGCCGGGCTGATCCACCGCACCGAGTCGCGGGATTTTCTGGTCCGCACGGTGGATCTTGACCTGGGCGCAGGACCGATCCTCCCGCGGGCCGGCGACCAGGTGCGTGAGACGGTCGGGACGAGCGTGTTCGTGTACGAGGTCAATGCGCCGGGCGGCCAACCGCCGTTCCGGTACAGCGACCCGTCCCGAAGGACCTTGCGGATTCACACCAAGCACACCGGGACGGAGACGTAATGGCGGAAGGCAACGGACACAACGGGACCAAGGCTCGGTGGGCGGGCGTGCTCGTCACGATCATCCTCGCCGCCGGGGCGATGACCATCCAGTGGGGCGTGGTCACCACCAAGCTCCAGCAGCTCGAGAAGCGGATGGACGAGTTCATAGGCGAGGCCCGGTCCATCCGCGGCGAGTACCAGGCGATGGAGCGCCGCGTGTCGTACCTGGAGGGCAAAGTGTCGGGCATGGCCGCGTCGAAGGGCGGTGCCCCTTGAGCACCGTCGTCGCCATCGCCGACGCGCTGGTCGCGCACATCAACGCCGGTTCGTTCGGGCAGCCCGTGAACGCGGTGCGGATGTTCCAGCCCGCGTTCACGCTGGAGGACCTCAAGAACCTCCGCGTGTCCGTGGTCCCCCGCACCACTGGCATCTCCGCCGCCAGCCGCGACAGCAGCAACTTCGAGTGCGTGCTCGATGTGGGAGTACAGAAGAAACTGCCAGCAGAAGGTGACGCGGTCGAGATCGACGGCCTGCTCGATCTCGTCGAGGCGATAGCGGATCACGTGCGTCTCAAGCGACTCCCCGATGCGCCCGACGCCGCGTGGGTCGGGATCGCGCACGAGCCTGTGGTGTCGAGCGAGTCGCTGGAACAGCACCGGGTCTTCACGAGTGTCCTGAGCGTCACGTACCGAGTGCGGAGGTAGTCGTGAGGAACCTGATCACGCTCAAAGTCGATCTCGAAAGCGGGTACGTGCCCATGTCGGGCACATCGGTGATCGCGACGTTCACGCTGACGGCGGCGCACACCAACACGCAGGACGCCATTCTCGAAGGAACGGACGGCAAGGAGATCCCGGTGGCACCCGGCACGCAGAACTACCTCGAGCGGGTGGACCTCTCGAAGGTCAAGGTCAAGAGCAAGGCCGGGGAAAGCATGTTCGTGGTCGGCCACAGCGCCGAGTGAAAGGAGTCGGGCGATGGCAATCAAACTCGGCATGGAAGCCAAGCTGCTCTTCAAAGTCGGCGGCCAGGGCGGCGGCGGTGCGTGGACGGCGCTGGGCAACACGCGAGACGTGACCCTCAGCCTGGAGGCGGGCGAGGCCGACGTAACCACCCGCGCCAACGCGGGCTGGCGGGCCACGGTCGCCACGCTCAAGGAGGCGAGCGTGGAGTTTGAGATGGTCTGGGACACGGCGGACGCCGGGTTCACCGCCATCAAGAACGCATTCTTCCAGAACGACCCGATCGGCCTCCAGATCCTCGACGACACCGGCGGTCAGGGGCTGCAGGCGGACTTCTCCATTACCAACTTCTCGCGGAACGAAGCGCTCGAGGAGGCCATCACCGTCTCGGTCACGGCGAAGGTGACGTACTCGGTGACCGCGCCATCATGGATCGGCGGCTGAGGCTGTTGGTTTGCTGTCGGGTGTGCGTCGGATTGCTGTCGGGTTGTTGAGTACGGAGGCATAGATGCGGACGTTCAAGGACAACGCGGGCCGGACCTGGACGGTGGACATCAACGTCGCCACGCTCAAGCGTGTGCGCGGGCTCACCGGCGTCGACCTCATGCAGGTCATCGAAGGGACGCTGATCGAGAAGCTGATCCGCGACCCCGTCCTTCTCTGCGACGTGGTTTACGCGGTCTGCAAGCCCGAAGCGGATGCCGCCACCCCTCCGGTGTCCGACGAGGAGTTTGGCAAAGCGATGGCGGGCGACGCCATCGAGGCCGCGACCACGGCGGTGCTGGAGGAGCTCGTGGGTTTCTGCCCGAGCCCGAGGGACCGGGCCAACCTCGGGCGGGTGCTCCAGGCCACGAAGAAGGTGATGGACCGGGCCCGCGATCTGGTGGAGAAGAAGTTGGACAGCGGGGAGCTGGACCGGCTCGCCGACCGGCTGCTGGAGACTGCTGGCGCCTCATCCACCAGTCCGCCGGCGTCATTGGAATCGACCCCGGGCCCCTGACCCTGCGCGAACTGGTGGCCATGCTCGACGGCCGCCAGCGCCACGACTGGTCGATCGCCGCTGGCCTCATGGCGGTCATCGCCAACACCAACCGCGACCCCAAGCGATCCCGCCGGCTCAAGCCATCCGACTTCGACCCTTTCTCCCAGCGGTCCCGGCCCGTCAAGGTTGGCGTATCGGTGCTCAAGGACGTGTTCATCGACGGCAAGTTCCCGCGTCACCCTAAGGAGGCTCACGGATGAAGAACCTGACGACCCGCCACTATGTCTACATCGTGGGCCTGCTGCTCCTGGCCCTCGTGCTCGCCTCGTGCGCTGGCTTCGACCTCGGCGACATCGTCAAGGTCAAGACGCCCAACACCATCCAGCAGACCACCGGTCTGCCCTCGACGCTCAGCCTCAACGAGGCGGAGGTCGAGTACCAGAACTGGTTCAACGGGACGCAGACCACGGGCGCGCAGTGGAAGAACAGCATCGAGAAGGCCGGCGAGCTGCGCGGCCTCTTCAGCCAGCTCACGCTCTCGGTGCTCGACACCGTCGGGCCCACGGTCGCCGGACTGCCCGTGCTCGGGCCGGCGCTGCCGGCGCTCACGGGCATCGTCGGGCTGTTCCTTGGCTCTGGCCGGCTCCGCAAGGAGAAGGAAGCGTCCTTCAACAAGGGCCTGGAGAAGGGCCGCGACTTCACCGGCGGGAATGGCGTGGGGGGCGTGGGGGGTGGGGCCACGGCGTGATCACCATGCGGATCAAGGACATGTTCTTCGACCGCCACGTCGTGATGGCGGCGGTCGACAACGCGAAGCGGAAGGTGCTCAGCAAGGCCGGAGCGTTCATCCGCACGACGGCGAAGACGAGCATCCGCAAGCGGAAGAAGTCCGCACCTCCGGGATCGCCGCCGCACTCGCACGAAGGGAGCCTGCGGCGGCTGATCCTTTTCGGGTACGACAAGCCCGCCGACTCCGTAGTCGTCGGCCCGGTGGGCTTCAAGAAGAGCACCGCTCCCAACGTGCTGGAGTACGGCGGCGAGACAGTCGTCCTGTCGCGGCGGGGAGGAAGGCTCACCTCTCGAAAGGTGAAGATCGCGCCCAGGCCCTACATGGCCCCGGCGCTGGAGAAGGAACGACCCCAGTTGCCGCTGCTGTGGCGCAACTCGATCAGGAAAGGTGATTGACCGTGGCCGACACGCGCGGCATCCGAGCAGGCAGGGCCTTCGTTGAGCTGGGCGTCAGCGACAAGCTGTCGGCCGGACTGAAGGCGGCGCAGAAGAAGCTCGCAGCCTTCGGCGCGGGGCTGCGCTCCATCGGCACCAAAATGGCGGGCATCGGCGTGGCCGCGATCACGGCGCTGCTCGGCACGGCGAAGGCCTTCTCCGACACCGGGGACGTGCTGGACAAGATGAGTCAGCGGACGGGCGTGAGCGTTGAGGCGCTCTCGGAGCTCGGGTATGCCGCCGACCTCGCCGGCACCGACATGGAAACGATGGAGAACGGCCTCCGCGTCATGCAGAAGTCGCTCGTGGAGGCTGCCAAGGGATCGCAGGGTGCGAACGAGGCCCTCGGGCTGCTCGGATTGACCGTGGCCGACCTGGCGAAGTTGTCGCCGGATGAGCAGTTCAAGTTGCTCGCCGATCGCATCGCGAAGGTGCAGGACCCGGCGTTGCGGGCGTCCTTGGCGATGGAACTCTTCGGCAAGGCGGGCACGAAGCTGCTCCCGCTCATGGCCGACGGGGCCGCTGGCATCAACGAGATGCAGGAACAGGCCCGCAAGCTCGGGTTGACTGTGAGCACGGAGACCGCCCGCGACGCCGCAGAACTCAACGATGCCCTCGGCACCCTCTGGAAGGTGCTCAAACAGGGCGTGTTCACGATCGGCGGGGCCCTCGCGCCCACCCTCAAGGAGCTGACCGCGCGGATCACCCGCGTGGTCGTGACCGCCACCGCCTGGATCAAAGAGAACAAGGACCTCGTCGTGTGGGCGCTGAAGGTCGCGGCCGCCGTCGCCGTGGCGGGCGTCGCGATCATCGCCCTGGGGTACGTCATCTCGGGGATCGGTGCGGCACTGGGCCTGGTGGCCGGGATCATCGGCGGGATCGGGACGGCATTCGGCCTCATCGGTGCTGCCATCGGCGCGGTCCTCTCACCCGTTGGCCTGGTGATCGCCGCAATCGTCGCGCTCGGCGGCGTGCTGGTGGTCACCACCGGCGTCGGCGGCGAGGCCCTGTCGTGGCTCGGGGAGCAGTTCACGGCGCTGCGGGAGTGGGTCAGCAAGGTCGTGGGGGGCATCTCCGATGCCCTCGCCGCGGGCGACATCGCCCTCGCGGCAGAGGTCCTGTGGCTCAGCCTCAAGGTGATCTGGCAGCAGGGCGTGGCAGCGCTGAACAAGGCGTGGCTCGATGCGAAGGAGTTCTTCGTTTCGACCGCCTATTCCATGTGGTACGGCGCGCTGGCCGCCGCCGAGATCGTGTTCCACGCCCTCGAGGTCGGCTGGATCGAGACAGTCGCCTTCCTTTCAAAGACCTGGACCAACTTCGCCACCGGCTTCCAGATGATTTGGGAGGAGGCATCGTCCTGGGTCGCCAAGCGGATGCTGGAGATTCAGGGGCTGTTCGACTCCGGGCTGGATGTGGACGCGGCGAAGAAGGCGGTCGATCAGCAGTTGGAGTCACGCCTCGTCGAGTTGGAGAACGCGGCCCAGCAGACGGTGGCCGCGAGAGAGAAGGAACGGGCTGCGGAGCGCGAGCAGTCCGCGGCCATCCACGAGGCCACCCTCGCCGCCATCGGGCAGGACTTCGAGGACGCACAGAAGGCGCTCAAGGACAAGACCGAGGCTGGGCTTGCGGAATCGCAGGCGGCGCTCGACGCCGCGAAGAAGAAGCTCGCCGACGCGATCGAGCTGGCCCGCCAGAAGCGCGAAGCGGCGGACGCGGAGCGCGGCCCGCGGAAGTCCCCGCAGGACCTCATGGCCGAGTTCGAGGACCGGTTGTCGGGGCTCGGGGCCGCGATCGGCAAGGGAATCAGCGTCACCGGCACGTTCAACGCGGCGGGAGTCGCGGGTCTGGGCGGCGGCGACGCGGCAGAGCGGACTGCGCGGGCGAGTGAGCAGACGGCGAAGAACACCAAGCGCCTGGCCGACGCGGTCGGCGCGGGTGGGCTGGCGTTCACCTGAAAGGAGTAGCGAGTGCCGATCGAGGTGCGTGAGAAGTTCGATTCGCGGCGGCTCACCAAGGGGCAGAACCCTTCGGCGGAGCTGGCGTTCATCGTCCTCGGCACCGACGACGCCATCGCCGCCAGGGACGCCCTCGAGGATGAGTCCGACGACACGTTCGCGGGCCTGCCACGCCAGACCGTCTCCATCGAACCCCTCGGCCCCGACCTCTGGGAGGGCACAGCCCGTTACGGTCAGTCCTCGGGCAGCATCACTCCCGGTGGCGAGGCGGTGTACTCGTTCGACACCGGCGGCGGCACGCAGCACATCACGCAGTCGCTGGCGACCATCCATCGCTATCCCGCCCCGGGCGTCGGGGCCGCGCCGGACTTCAAGGGCGCGATCGGCGTCAGCGCCGACGGTGTCGAGGGCGTGGACATCACCGTCCCCGTGTTCAACTTCACCGAGACGCACTACAAGCCCGACGAGGAGATCACCGGCGCGTACAAGGGCATCCTCTTCAACCTCACCGGCAAGGTGAACAGCGACACGTTCAAGGGGTTCCAGCCGGGTGAGGTGCTGTTCCTCGGCGCTTCGGGTTCGAAGCGCACGCAACTCGGCGAGGACGCGGATTGGGAGATCACTTATCGCTTCGCCGGGAGCCCCAACGTCTCGGGTCTGTCGATTGGTCCCATCGCCGGCATCGCCAAGAAGGGGTGGGAGTACCTGTGGGTGCGCTACGCCGACCAGGAGGACACGGCAGCCAAGGCGATTGTGAAGCGCCCGATCGCGGCGTACATCGAGCGTGTGTATGACGATGGCGCCTTCGCCGGATTGGGGCTCGACTGATGGGAGACGACCTCCGCAAAGTCCGGCCCGGCGAACCGCTCCGCGTCCCCGCGCGGGCGTACAACGCCTTCGTCGATGCGGCGCTTGACCTCAAGCGCCGCCAGCAGGATCGATTCTCGGGAGACCTCCGCGACGGCGGGCGGCAGCACGGCGTCGTGCCCGTCCGCAACGACTCAGGCGCGGACCTGGACCGCTACCACGTTCTGGCGATCGACGGGCCGCTGTTCCCGCCCGGTGACGAGGGGCCGGAGAAGACCTTTCAGAACCGGATGGCGCTGAAGGGAACCGAGCCGGACGAGGAGACGCCGCCGGGGCGCTTCGTCGTGGCCCGCGAACCGATCATCGCCGGCGAACTGGGCCTCTGCGTCATCCACGGCGTCACCCCCGTGCGGCTCTACGTCGAGGAGGAAGAGCACGGTTTCGCCGACATCAAGCCGGGCGAGCGCGTGCTCGTGTCCGGCGGCTCGGGAGGCACGGCCATCCTCTGGAAGGAGGACGGCGTTGGCGAGAAGTGGGCCATCGTGGACATCGGCCGTCCGCGCTCGGACAAGATCGTGGCCATCCTCGGCGAAGCAACGGAGATCACGGGCGAGCGGTTTCGGTGGCGCTACCCGTGGGACGAGGCAGCGATCGATGGCGACCCCGAGAGCGAGACGTTCGGCCGCTACATCAAAGTCGAGAACGGCCTGTCCTCCGACGGCGACCCGGACAAGTACGCGATCAACCGATTTGAAAGCCACCACAGCGACGTGCCGGATCAGGAGCCAGAGGGCACCGACGGGTTCGGCGGCGTGCGGTCGTACTTCGTGCCGGGGCAGTTGGAGCCATTCAACCCCGCAGGGTTCTGTCCGCGGAAGGCGGCGATCCCGATCCTGCGGCCCATCCTCAAGGGCGTGGCCGTGCAGATGACCGCCGAGCGTGACACGCAGGGCGGCACCGCGTGGTGCTTCCAGGCGCTCAATGGAATCGAGTTGGTGGAGTTCGACGTTCCGGTGTGGCTCTATGTCTGAAACCCAAACCCCCATCCCGGTCGATCTGGAAGCCCGCCGCGAGCACGAGCGTGGCAAGTACGTCGCGCTCGGCGGCACGCGCTACGGCTCCAGCAACCACGGCCAGCACGCCTATTCGCTGGTGCAGGGGTTCAAGCCCCGGTTCGTGGTGGATTTCGGCTGCGGCCGAAACCTCTTTATGCAGCACCTCCGGCGGCTGGGGATCGACGGGCTCGGCGTGGACTTCGCGTTCCCCGAGGCGGACATGGTGGCGCCCATGCACCGCGTCCCGCTCTCGGCAGGCATCGCCGACGTGGTGACCGCTTTCGACGCCCTCGAACACCTGCTCCCCGAGGAAGTGGATGAGGTCTTGGACGAGATGCGGCGGATTGCCGTGCCGAGTGGGAGGTTCGTGTTCTCGATCTGCACGCGCGAGAGCAAGACGAAGGTCAATGGCGAAGGGCTGCACCCGACGGTGCGGTCTCGCGGGTGGTGGCTGGAGCGGATCGGCCGCGTGGGCACGGTGCGTCAGGGAACCGGCGCGCCCAGGTACATCGCAGGGGTGTTCAACGATGCGTGAGAACAGCGGCGACATCGCGGCATTGCAGGCGGGGCTGAAGCAGCGCAAGCCCGCACGGTCGGGCGTGCGGCTCTACACCGCCGACTTCGACTCCATGTCCCTGTGCGACTTCTACAGGGGGCGGTCGGCGTTCCTCATGCTCTCGGGGCCGTCGCTCAGCCAGATCGACCTCACGCAGCTCAACCGGCGCGGCATCGTCACGATGGCAGTGAACAACGCTTGGTCGCTCCACCGTCCGACGCTGTGGACGTGCGTGGATGACCCGGGCCGCTTCATCGACACCGGCTGGAAGGACCCGGGCATCCTGAAGATCGTGCCCGTGTCGCACTTTGACAAGCGGCTGCGGGTCCAGAACCCTGATGGGTCGTTCCGCGCGAGCGCGTTCAAGGTCCGGCAGATGCCCGGCGTCCTGTTCTACCGCCGCAGTGACCACTTCGACCACAGCCGGTTCCTCAAGAGCGACACCATCAACTGGGGCCAGGATGGGGAGCACACAGATTCGCTCGGAATCAAGGGCAAGCGCTCGGTCATGCTTGCGGCGCTGCACCTGCTCCACTATCTCGGCTTCCGCACCGTCTACCTGCTCGGCTGCGACTTCAAGATGGCGGGCGACCGCAAGTACGCCTTCAGTGAAGAGCGGACGAAGGAAGCAATCCGGCACAACAACATCCTCTATCAGTCCTTGCAGAAGCGCTTCGAGGCGCTCAAGCCGCATTTCGACCTGCACGGCTTCAAGGTCATCAACTGCTCGGCGGGAAGCGAACTGAACGTGTTCGAGCGGATGGAGTTCGCCGACGCGGTCGCGGCGGCGGGCGCGGAATGCGGCAAGAACGTGGACACGACCGGGTGGTATCGGGCCAAAGAGGAGGCGAACAAGTGAGCGACGAACCGCGCCGGTACTTCCTCTACATCCCGGTCTGGGCCTCGACCACCGGCGGCGGAGGCGGCGGCTCCAGTGGTTCGTCCTCTGAGTCGAGCGAGAGCAGTTCCTCGTCATCGAGCAGCAGCTCGTCCTCGTCGTCGAGTTCCAGCGGCTCTTCGTCCTCGTCGGGGTCGTCGTCGAGCGGATCGTCCTCCAGCGGGTCATCGAGCAGCGGCTCGGGATCGTCTTCGAGCGGTTCCGGATCGTCCAGCGGCTCGGGCTCTTCGTCAGGTTCGGGGAGCAGCGGCGCGAGTTCCTCCGGCGGCGGAGGGTCCAGCGGCATGAGCAGCGGCGCATCTTCGGGGGCCTCATCTGGCGCGAGCAGTGGCGGGTCCTCGGGCGGAGGCTCGTCCGGCGGTGGCGGTTCATCCGGGGGCGGAGGGTCCTCAGGAGGCGGCGGGTCGGGCGGCTCGGGTGGCGGTGGTTCCGGCGGAGGCGGGTCCGGTGGTGGTGGTTCGGGCGGCGGCGGCTCCGGAGGCGGAGGATCGGGCGGAGGCGGGTCCGGCGGCGGGGGTTCCGGCGGTGGCGGGTCGGGCGGCGGTGGCTCAGGGGGCGGCGGGTCGAACTGCCTGCTCTTCGGCACGCTGGTCCGCCTGGCCGACGGCCGCGTCACGCCGATCGAGAACCTCAAGCCCGGCGACAGCGTCGCCACCATCAAGGTGCCCGGCCTCGAGGTCGATGTGCCTTACCGCGCCCAGTACCAGTGGCTCTCGCACCGGGGCATGCGCGGCACCATCCCGACCGTCGGCCGCGTCGCCAGCGTGAAACTCGGCGAGCACACGGGGTTCGTTGTGATCAACCGCCGGATCAAGGCGACGCCGGAGCACCCGTTCCTGATGCGCCGCGGCGACGATTGGGGCTTCTCGTCGGCGGAGTTCCTCAAGCCCGGCGACTACCTCATCGGCGAGCGTCTGGCAGAGGAACTCGTGGAGAAGGTGGACCGCATCGACGCGCCTACCCGCACCGTGGCCATCCACATCCCGGGTACGAACACCTTTTCGGCCGAAGGCGTCTGGGTCCACAACGACATGCCCGCGACCGCGCAGTCGTCCGGCTCCGGGTCAAGTTCCAGCGGCTCGGGTTCCGGCTCCGGAAGCGGGTCATCGAGCAGCGGCTCCTCGTCCGGCTCGGGCAAGTCCAGCGGGTCGTCTATGTCGTCCTCCGGCAGCGGGTCGGGCAGCGGGAGCGGGTCGAGTTCCAGTGGCGGGGGAACGGGGACGTACTCGATCTGAGCCAGCCGCCCGTCGGTCGGAGGTTCATTTCGAGCGCGGCTTGTTGTCGCTTCCACCCCCAGAGGGTCCAGGGCGAGCCGTTGGGTTGGCGATGATCTCTACGACGCTCACACTCGAACGACTGAACTGAAATATCCGGATTGGGCGATCTTCCGCCGACTTTCCCCAGAGACATCGCTCGCACTTTGAGTCCTCGGCGGCGTAAATGACCTCGCCTGTCTCAAGGAGCAGGACCAGCGGCTTTGTGCGGTGCGGCCCGTCAAGTATGGCAGCCGGCACCGAGTCCTCTGCTGGCTCGACGAAGTACACAACCGCGTCCGGCGCATCGCAATAATCGCCGCCCCCCTTGCGAATGGAGATGTGCGGATAGATCGCCAGCGCAAAGCCATACGCTGCGACGTAATAGAAGAACCCAGCGACCGAGGCGCCGATGAACCACCACACGACGGCCTTCCCCGGAATCTTTGCGCCGCGTGCGCCCTGCGCCGACCGATGGAGCACGCGTCCGATCACCGCGGCGAAGAGGGCCAGCATGGTGACCGAGAGTGCTCCTTTCCCCGCGCCCTCCCAACGCTGCCACTCGACGGTCAGGATCTCGGCGACCAAGTAGGCGACCCCAAGGAGGCCGCTGACTGCGATCCACATGCGGCGGGCCAGGTGGTCTCGCCGATCCCGGTTGATGCCCTGCAATGCAAGTGCACCGACGAAGGTGACCAGTGCGAACGCGACCAACGTGAATGCGGGCCATCCCCAGAAAGAGCCGGGTGGCGTGATCGTGAGTTGAACGTAGATGCCGGCGATGGTCGGGACTACAGCAAGCAGCTGCGTGGGCTTGATGTCGTGCCTTGCTGATTCGTCGGGGCTGGTGCCCTTCTTCGACTTCCCCTCAAACGTCAGCTCGCGGTGAACGTAGGCCAGTCCAGCAAAGAGCCCTACAAACGTCGCACAAAGCACGCCGACGTGCATGTACTTGATCTTGAAGAAGTCTCCAGACGTACTGACAAGCCCCAGTCTCTCCTCCGCGGTGAACACGACCAGAAAGCCCGTGGCGTAGATCAGAACTGGTACCGCCAACAGCCACGCAGCGAAGTCAAGCCCGGCCTTTGCCTCCGGCGATGCTTCCGTGTCGGCGCTGTTGTTTTCGCTGCTGGTGCTTCCCTTGCCCACCTCTAAACCCTCTCGTAGTTTGGTCTGCCAACTCAGCCGGGCATCTTCACAAACGGCGACTCGGGCGCGGGGCGCGGAGGGGGCTGCGACGGGACCGCGACGCCGGCCGTCCCCTCGGTGATCGCGCCCAGGGCGCGGTAGGCCGTCAGGTAGAACACCTTCTGGTCGAACTCCTCGCTGGTCAACTGGAGCTGCGCGTTGAGGAACTGGTCCTGGGCGGTGATCCGCTCCAGGTTGGTCCCCAAGCCGTTGTTGTACGCCGATTCCGCCTGGCGGATCGCTTCCTGCGCGGCCCTCAACTGCTCGTTGAGCTCGGCCATGCGGGCGATGCTGGCCCCGACGTTCTTGTGGGAAATCTCCACATCCTGGCGGATCTGGCGCTTGAGCAGGGAGTACGCCAGCACCGCTTGGCGGAACCGCGACCAGGCCGCTTCCACGTCGGCCTCGATCCGCCCCGCGGCGAAGACCGGGATGTTCACGCGGAGCAGGCCCGTCCAGTCGCGGTCGGTCGGCAGGCTGTCTCGGGCCAGGAAATAGTCCAGGTTCAGACTGACCGAGGGCGCGTACTGACCGATGGCCACATCCACATCGCTGCGCACGGCCTCGGCCGCCGCCGCCGCGGCCGCCAGGTCCTGCCG